AAATACACGTTCATCATACGTCATATTGAGTTCCTCGCAGAGATGGGAAATCTCTGCCCTCTTTGCAATCTCTTGAAGTTGTTCACGTCTCTTGTTGTACACTTCCTCTCCGTGATTAAACCACTCCCTACAAGCAGTATCAATATTGAGTGCACATGCGTACTCCGGTGTGTTTGGAGAACGCTTGTCACGCAAATAGTAGTGCAACATCTTAAAACATGATTTGTCACAAAGAGCTCCCAATTCAACACCCAATTTAGGATGGTAAACACTCTTTCTCTTCAAGAATTCAAATTCTTTTACTGGTAAGAAGTCAACCAATTCACTCTCTTTGTCGGGCATAGTGAATTTTTGCCCGTATTTTGCCAAGAACTGCGAAGCTCCTTTAATAGTGAAATTGTCCAACTCTTCACTCACAGTTCCTCCATTGTCATCTCCATACGTACACAGTGCTGCGAAATCACGGAAATTCAACTGTTCGGCTCCGTCCGGGAGCTTGTTGTTCGAAAAGAAATAGCACCTCATGTTGAGGCTTCCGCAAATTCCATTAAGAATAACAGTCAAGGAGTTTCCAGAGATGTGGGAACCCTCAGTCAATCCAATGAGATCCCCATTGAAATTGATTATAGCATACACCAAATCTCCACTCATCGCTTCCATCACAGCAATATCCTCTGGATCGTAGTCCACCAATTTGGCGAAATCAATTAAGATACGCAGGGAGGCTAGCAAAATTTGAGCGACCAATTTCTGATCATAATTGCCATAGTCTCCCATGAATAGACGTTCTATCCCAAATTTGAGCATGTGTTTCACTAACTCGTCCCATTCAGGTCCGTGGCAGTTGACGCCAACGCAACACTCTGACAGGAGAGGGTGAAATTGCAAAACACGTAATATGGGCAAAAAGTACCTGCGCACTAAAAACGTGAATGCTGTGGGATTGCTAAAGAAAATCCTACACTTGCGTTTCGAAAGGACTTCGTCCTTTTTACACGCCTTTGCAATTGGAAAAGCTCGTTCTCCTCTCTTATAGCATTCCATACACCTGTCAATCTCCTTCTGAATTACCTCTACTGGCTCAACTATTTTAGTATACTCACCCAGAGGCTCGATCTCTACTAAATATTCAGACTTTTTCCCCGTCAACGGAAAGCCTATTGATGTGTTAGCTTTCACTCTGTCCAAGAATTTCTTTCCTGGGACTCCATTCCAATTTTCCAAATCTGTCAATGGACGTGTTTTGTTCCAAAACTCACTTTCGAATATGGGTATTAATGGCTTCTTGTAATCCTTGATGGCTAAATCTAATATGTCCCACTCGAATTGCTCCGCTGGTACAGCCATATTTTCTAAAGCCGTTTGCCAAGGTTCCCACTGAGGTTGTTCTATTGGACCACAGTAAATATTGGGCTCTCCTGTAACATCAGTAACATGTTCTGTTATTATTGTTGGTTTAGCCGATGATTTAAACGTGGTATGTCCTATACACGATCCAAAATATTGTATCTGAGATCTGTGTGGCTGAAAATTCAGTGGACTCTTCTTGTGAAGTGGCTTGTTTGTCATTATGTCGACTCCCATCACACGTTCATCAAATTGTTCACCGGTTCCAGTCAACAGTACACCCTCAAGTTCTCGCAAATGGGCTAGACCAGCTTGATACTGATCCAATGTGAGAGTTCCGGCGCAACCTTGCGGTGTGCCCGATCTTCCACCCAAATGGAATCCCAAAATCATGGGTTTCGAACTAGATGTGATAACTGCCCCGCACAATCCTGGCCGCGTATTCATGGTCAAACTCTTGTAAGAAAGACCCTCAAACGAGGTTTCACTGTGTCCTGTAAGACAATAATCGGCTAGTCCGCTTGCTTTTGTTAAGCAACCTTCTTTCGAACGATACGTAAGGTCAAATTCCACTTTTGATAATTGACTAGTAGGTAAATACTTGCCAAGATCTTTGAATGATCCACCACTTGTAACATAACATAAGGCAAGGTCAGTGTCTGGTATGAAATAAGATTTGCTCTTACTCAATTTTGCACTAAACATACCTGCAGCTTGTTCTGGCTTCTCTTTTCTAAAAGTGATTTTGATGTCGTCTTGCTTAAAGTAGTGTTGTGGTACTACAGCTACATTAGCACGCAAAAACAAACAATTGACAGCTAGTGCCCCATCGTCAGTTTCGACTGTTCCATACGTCAAGTTTTTGTCCACTATGTTCTGCAATTGTGTCACAGTCGTATTGGCCGCCGCTTTCTGAATGGGCAATGGTCTCAACGCAACTTGCGTCCAGGGCGACTCGGCTTTGTCCCTATCATCAATTTCTTTCTGAGTTTTAGGTTCAAGCGCGCCTTGTACTTCATTGGGTGGAGTCTCTTTAGCTTCCTTAACTTCTGGT